GACCTGTTCGACTACGCCACCGAAGGCCCGCACCTGCAGACGTACGTCCAGTCCAACTTCGGCCGGAACCGCCTCGCGCAGCTGCTGCGGATCGCCGTTGGCCGCCTCAATACGGCCGCCCAGCCGTACCAGACGTACACGATCGACGGTGACGGCGGCGCCAGCTTCCCGGTGGACAAGTGGGGCTCTCTGCTGGAGTCCTCGCTGTATGTGGAGTGCCTGCGGCACCTGATGCGCTCGTACGTCGAGCAGCCCGAGGTGCAGTCCGGCTCCGGTGTCTCGCGGCTGGACCGGCGGGACTACATGGACCGCTGGGGCGTGATCCTGCAGGGCGAGCAGGAGGTCCTGAAGTCCCAGCTTGACACCTTCAAGATCGCCCACATGGGGCTCGGCACCGCCCGGGTCCTCGTGAGTGGCGGGGCCTATGGACGTTGGGGGCCCACCCGGCTGCCGCTGTCCGAGGCCGCGCGTCCGAGGTGGCTCACCCGTTTCTACTGATCGGTAACAAGGAGGGGCCATGTCCGGTGGCGCCCAAGAAGGTCCTGCACCGTCTGTCGAGTTTGACCTGGACAACGTCGAGGTCAACCAGGTCGTGTGCACGCACCGAGTCTGCGGCCACGGTCATGTCGTGGTCTCTCTCTACGAAGCCGAGAAGTTCCGGATCCTGCACATCTGCCCTGGCCGTTCCACCTGATCGGAGAACCCCGTGTACAGCGTCACCCTCAAGGCCGGTCTGGTCGACGTCGTGCTGCCCAACGGCAACCGTTACCAGGGCGGCGACGTCGTCATCCTCTCGGCCGCCCAGTACGGGCAGATCCCGGCGGCCACGCGGACGGCCGTGTTCTCGGCCCAGAGCGTCGTCCCCGTCCCGGCGAGCTGATGAAGACGACTCGGGGGACGTACGTCCGCACCCAGCAGAACTGGGCCGTCGAGCAGGAGCGCCAGCGGCACGACCAGGCGCTGTGGATGATGGGTGAGAACACCCTGTTCTGCCTGCTGTGGACGGCGCGCGACCACGATGCCGGGCTCGTCGGCCTGTGCACGGTGTGCGCGTCCGACCGCATCTCCAAGGCGTACGGGCAGGCGACGCGGAACAAGTGCCCCTCCTGCTTCGGTACGCGCTTTGAGGGCGGCTACCGCGCGCTCATCGTGCGCCCGGCCATCTTCACGGACGCCGACGACGGCCAGAGCTTCACCGCCCGGGGCGTCGTCTCGCCGCAGGAGGTCCACATGGAGACCACCAGCGACTTCCGCGTCCACGGCGGCGACTACGCCATGCGCGCCACCGGCGAGCGCCTGCAGCTGCGGACCCCGCAGCGCACCACGCTGCGCACCGGCTTCGGGACCCCGCACCAGAGGGACGACGGGACGGCGTACAACCTGACCCGGGCGGCCGTCGAGGACGAGGACTCCGTGGCCTACACGATCCCGCCGAACCCCAGCGACCTCATCGCCATCCTGTCCCGGTTTGGGTCAACTCCTCCCAGTTTCGCCGACATAGAAGTAATTCGGGCTCCGCTGATTCCGCTGTACGAGCGAGACTGAGCCACGTACTGGGAGAGGTGTAACAAGCGCCTCGGGTGCGTCGTCCAGTAGTGCATGGAACCAACGCCTGAGCAAGAAGAAGACGGCCGTGGGGACTTCCGTCCCCTCACCGACGAAGAACTGGAAAAGCGGCTGGTCTACGTGCTGAACCTCATGCCGGACCAGCTGCCGGAAGACGAAGCCACAACCACCACACCAAGGGGTACCGCCATGCCCACAGAGGACTACGACCTCACCTTCCGCGATGACGTCACCGTCGGATTGGTCAAGGCCGCTGCCGACGACGCCGACGTCATCTTCGCCGCTCGTGTCTCCACCGCCGGGGAGATGTCCCTGCGGGAGATCCGCAAGGACCCCGAGAAGTCCAAGGGCCTGATCAACTATCTGATGCGGGACCGGCACGGCTCGCCGTTCGAGCACAACTCGATGACGTTCTTCGTGCAGGCCCCGATCTTCGTCTTCCGCGAGTTCATGCGCCACAGGGTCGGGTTCAGCTACAACGAGGAGAGCGGAAGGTACCGCGAGCTGGAGCCGGTGTTCTACGTGCCGGGACCGGACCGCAAGCTCGTCCAGAAAGGGAAGCCCGGGAAATACGAGTTCGTCAAGGGCACCGTCGAGCAGGCCGACGAGACCTACGCGCAGATGACCCTCGCCTACCAGGAGGCGTACGACAGCTACCAGGGCATGCTGAAGGCGGGCGTCGCCCGTGAGGTCGCTCGCTCTGTCCTGCCGGTGGGCCTGTTCTCGTCGATGTACGTGACTACGAATGCCCGAGCCCTCATGCACTTCCTGTCTCTGCGTACCACCCATCCTGACGCCAAGGTCAAGAGCTACCCACAGCGCGAGATCGAGATGGTTGCCGAGCAGATGGAAGCAGAGTGGGCCCGGCTCATGCCGATCACCTACGAGGCGTTCAACAAGAACGGTCGGGTGGCACCGTGAGTTCTGGTGCCAATAGACGCCTTACGGTCATCGGCAGGGTGAGCGACTGGGAGGTCCGCTTCTGGTCGAAGGTGGATCGGGACGGCCCTCGAATACTGGACGGACCTTGCTGGGTCTGGGGTGCGGCTACTGACTCAAACGGATACGGAGTCTTCCGCCTCAACGGGCATTCTCGCCGCACGCACCCGGTGTCCTGGGAGCTGCACAACGGGGAACCTGTGCCTCTCGGCCTGGTCGTTCGACACAGATGCGACCACCCGCCGTGCGTGAACCCGCACCATCTCTTGGCTGGCACTCACGCCGACAACGTGGCCGACAAGGTGCTGAGAGGGAGGGCCGCCAACCAGAACACCAGGAAGACGCACTGCAAGGCCGGACATAAGTTGGCGGGCGAGAACGTGTACGTCCGGCCCGACGGGAGGGGGCGACAGTGCGTAGTTTGCCAGCAGTCCCGGGGCGAACAATGGGCTGCGTCTGCCTGACTCGCGTCGCACCGTAGCGCTGTCCGCGCCTCCTCCGTCGCCCTCAAGAGGTGAGCAGAGGAGGCGCTGTGACGTTGGTGTGGAGTGAGATCGTCGATCAGGCCAGACGGTCCGTCGAGGCTGCCCTGGGCAGCTCCCATGCAGGAGAGGATGGGGCCGTGACCGAGCACCCCACCCAGGAGTCCCTGGACAACATCAAGCACAACTTCTCCTTCGCCGACGCAGGCTCCTGGGACGAGGCGAAGGAGAACTTCGACATGGAGCATCCGGCCATGAAGGAGTTCGTCGAGGACGTACGTCAGAGAGGCGTCCAGAAGCCCGTCCGGATCGACTACGAGCAGTCCCCGCCCGAGGTGGTCGACGGTCACCAGCGCCTCGTCGCTGCTGACGCCGCCGGTCTCTCACACGTTCCGGTCAAGCACGGCACCTTCGCCGACGTGCACTACTACGGGGAATGACGTGCTGGTCGAGGTCCCAGAGGTCCACCTCGTCACCCACCCCGACCGCATGATCATGGTCGAGAAGGGGCTCCCCCCGAAGCGCGCCCAGGCTGCGGCCCGGGAGGCCGTACGGCAGGCCCGGCGCCGGATGCCGAAGCTCACCGGCGCAGCCGCGCGCGGCCTGCAGCCGCTGTACGGCAAGGGCTACTTCGGGATCTCCTGGTCCACCGACGTCGTCTGGTACCAAGACCACGGCACGAAGCCGTTCACCATGCGCTCGCTGGCCGGGAAGGTCATCCCGATGTGGATCGACGACCCGACCGGCCAGGAGCGCCGCGACAACCCGAAGGCGAAGACGCGCACCACGGAGACCGGCAAGATTCAGGTGTTGATCTTCCGGCGCGCTGCCAAGATCGGGGAGCGGAAGAAGGTCTACAAGAAGGACCCGAAGACCGGTCTGAAGGTGCTCGTCTCCGATTCTCCGGCTCATTACCCGGGCGCTCCCGGCCGTATCGGCTGGCGCGAGGCCAAGCAGCCTTGGACCCGGCCCGGGAAGAGGCCGGGTGCGATCCACCCGGGGAACATCGGTGTTTGGTGGCGCCACCCGGGGTTGAAGCCCCGGAGTTTTTTGAACACGTCCATGACCTTGGCGGCGCAGAAGAACGGCCTGCTGGCCGAGCGGGTCTACGTCGCTGACCGGGGCTGGAGAAACAACGTCCGCCTGCACGGCGAGGAGTTCCGCTGATGTACGTCACCAGGGTGAAGACCCTCGCGATCGAGGCCCTGCACGCGGCCTTCGATGACCAGTACCCCGTGGCGGAGTTCCGGGGGCTGCACTGCTCGCTGGAGTACCCGGTCGACAAGTCCAGCTTCCCCGAGGTCTGGGTGCGTTATAGCGACACGGGCCCTCTGCGGCAGGCGGGCGTCTCGCACGTCGAGGACACCGACCCGGTCGACGGCGGCCGTGTCGCGCCGTACACGCGCTTCCGGTTCGAAGGCTCCTGGGAGTTCGTCGTCGTCGCTCTGTCGAGCGTGGAGCGGGACCGGGTCTACGACGAGCTGGTGGCGACGATCGCCTGGTCCGGGTTCGACTCGCTGCGCGGCCGGTTCCGCTCTTACCTGGCGGACAACGACCTGATCGATCTGACGGTCCGGACGGACGAGATCGAGTCGACCGGGGAGTCGGCCGAGCCGGGCACGCCGTGGGGTACTGACGAGGTGGTCTACGAGCGGACCCTGGCCATCGACCTGATCGGTGACTTCACGCCGGACCCGGAGACCGGCGTCATCGTCCCGCTCTCGAAGATCGTGGTCACGCCGACCGCAGACCTCACCCTCGACGACCTGAGCGACAGCGGCTTCGACTCCTGGCACTGAAGCGGGAGGTGGGCGATCGGCATCGCACCGTTGGGATGTGGAACGTCCCATGGGGTCGCCCGCCCCGCGCTGAAGCTACCACGCCTGTTGCTGTCCACGGCCCGGTTGTCGCCCCAAGGGGTGACAGCTGACCGACGCGACTGGTGGGTGGCATGCCCGACATCTCCTCTGCGACGTACACGCCACCCGGCGTCTACGTCAGCGACGAAT